ACAATCAAATGACGCAAGAACTGACCGCTGCTTATGAGGAAAGCAAAGGTCAAGCAAGTCCGTTGGAATACTTTGACACCGTAAGTAATGCTTACCTTAAAGGCATGAATCAAAGCGTTTCAGCCGATTTAAAGCCGCTGATGGATTCAACCTATGCATCGGTGCAAGGGAGCTTTAAAACGCAATTAATTGGCGATGCAATTAAGCGAGAGCAAGCGGATGCCTCGGCTGCTAATGCACAGCTTTATCGGGACACGTTGGTTCAATCGCAAATAGCAGCACAAGCGGGTAACGCAGAAGGGATGTTGCAAGCGCAGTTAAATTTTCAAGAGATATTGAAAACAGATGCAACGCTTGATGTGAAGCAAAAACAAGACCTTTTGAATAATTTTTATTATGAAACTCAGTTAAATGAATCGCTTGGCGGGTTAAGGAAGATGTACCGTGAAAAGGGTATAGGCGCGTCAATTGATTTGATTGAGTCAATTGAAAAGGCAACGCTTAAATTAGAGCCTGGTGAGCAAGAAAAAATTATTGACGCAATGCGAAATGATTTGTCAGATTTAATTCAATTAGATGATTTAGAGCAAGAACGAATTGATAAGGATACGGAAGACAGGCAAGAGAAAAACTTTAATGATTTATTCATTAGTTTGCTTGATGGAAACACAACGTTTTCGGAAATAAGAACGGCTGCTCAGTTAAATGATATTGATGGAGATCAAGCAAAAACGCTGTTTGGTGTTATTCAGCGTGACGGTTCAGGGTATAACGATCCAACAATTAGAACCGAAATTGAAAAAGCCATTATCAATGACCCAGAAAAAGCTATGTTAATGATTCGTGCCAACGCTGGAAGGTTGATAACGGACGATACTGGTAGGCGTTTAATGGTTGCTGCAATCAAAGCGTCACAAAAAGAAAGCGAGTTAGGTACAGATGAAGCCAAAAGATTCCGTTCTAATTTTAACACTTACATCAAAACACCTAATGATTTTGGTGTGTTGGAGTTTAAAAACCCCACTTTTGGAGTCAACTTGCAATTAATTTGGGATGAACGTGTATTAGATGGTGAGTCTCCTCAACTAGTTACTTTGGAGTTAATGAGCGTTTATGACCAGGAAAATCAGCCTGGTATAGTTCAAGGAGTGAATTTAGCAGAGTATCAAGATTTTAATAATTACAACGATGCGATAGCTAAATTAAACGAGAATCAAACAAAAAAATTGACAAACGTTTCTCCAGGAGAGAAAGAGTCAGTAATAGATGAAACAAATGAATTAAAAGCGGCAATTGATGAATTATTCCACCGCAGAAAGCTAAAAGCACAGTTTAAAGAAGATTTGGACGAATACAAGAAAATGATGTTGCCAAATAAAAATGTAGAGGAAGATGGCTAATGAGTAAAGCAGCAGCGACATTAGCAGAAGCGGTTTTGCAGAAGCGAGAAAAGCTAAAGGCTTATCATGGTTCACCGCATGATTTTGATCAGTTCTCTACTGACAATATCGGCACAGGCGAAGGCGCACAAGCATACGGTTATGGTTTGTATTTTGCGGAGCGTGAAGGTACGGCAAGAAGCTACAGGGACGCATTAACTGAGCCAAAATTTACTTTTGATGGAAAACCCGCTGATGCTATTTACACCAACGAAATAAGAGAGAGATGGGCAGACGTATACGATGAGCTAATTGATGACAATGTAGTTCAAGATTGGAAATTAAGCTATTTGGACTCAGTTGCGGAGAACGGTGGCGATTACGACAAAGCGTCTGAAGTATTAGACTCTTTAGTTGAAAAAGTGCTTAAAGGTGAAGAGACAACCTTCGATTTTGATAGATTAGATGAATTTAAGTCTGATGTTGACCCAAATGGGGTTTACGATTTAAACGAACCGCAACGACATCTTGACACTGTGTTAGCCAATATGAGTCAGGCTGACAGCCCGTCAACAATGGATTTTGTGCTTTCAGGATTAACGCCTGATGAGCGAAGAATATACGAGCGTTATGTTGAGCCAAAGGTCGAGTACATAAAACCAGAAGGTAAAATGTACGAGGTTGATATTGATGCCTCACCAGATGAGTTGCTTGATTATGATTTGCCGTTGACACAGCAATCTGAAACAGTCAAAGCTGCTCTTCGCAAAGTAGATAATGATCCAAAGCTAAGTAAACCACTTTATTTGCAAGGAACAATGGAAGATATAATTAATGCCCCGAAACAAAGCGGTGGTGGCCTTCTTTCAAAGTTTCGGACGGAGCTTCGTGGTGATCAGCAAGCGTCTGCATTTCTCAGCAACCTTGGAATTAAAGGTATTAAGTACAAAGATCAATTTTCGCGGGTGGGGAGTGGAGAAACAAATAATTACGTTATTTTTGATGACCGTTTAATAGAAATATCAAGGCAGTATGGCGTGTCTATCCCGGTTGCTGCTGCAATTCTCAGTGGCACTATGACCACCAGTGAGGCTAGGGCGCAAGATGATATTACAGGGGAGTTTTTAGAAGAAAGGCAAAATGCAGATGTTTCTTATGGGGAGCAACTTTTTGCTCAAGCGCAAAAACTTAACCAAGAAAGGCCCGAAGCATCGTTGTTAGAAAAAGCAGGGGAGGCCGCAGAGGTTGTCGGTGATGTGGCTTCTGACGTTGCAAGGGGCATATCTGAAACACCACAGCAAATAATTGGTGGCCTACTTGATGCTGTGCAAGAAGCAGCCTATACGATGGAGTCAATGTTCCCGGTTGGTGGTATCGCTATTGGCGATGATATTGATAAATACTGGGGTATCCCAGGGTTTATGGATATGACAGTTGATGAACGTTATAAGGCTTTATCTGAATTACCCAAGAAAGTATCTCAAGCGGATAGCACTACAGGCGATATTGTGCGCGATATTGCTGCATTTACCTCAATGTTTTTGCCAGCAAACAGAGCAGCTACAGCAGCCGGGGCTGTTAAATCTGCGCCTTTCATTGCCGGGTTTATTGCAGATGCCGCAGCGTTTAATGCGTTTGAGGGTCGATTAAGTAATTTAATCCAAGACTACGATGGTCTTGCTAACCCGGTGACAGAGTTTTTAGCGTCAAATGAAGATGATTCGTTGCTGATGGCTAAGTTTAAAGCAGCGTTGGAGGGTCTTGGCCTGGGGGCTGCTGCGGAAGGATTTGTAAAAAGTGTTACGGTTTATAAAAAAGCCAAAGAAGTTAAGCGCATTGCCCAACAAAACAATCAAACAGCAGAAGATTTAATTACTGATGCAGCGGCTGAGAACCCTCAATTGTCTATTGATATGGGTATTGAAGAAGGCGAGTTTATTCCTTTGGAGCAACTTGCTGATGAGGCTGGCGCGGTCATTAAAATTCCTCCAGTTAAAGGCGGGGAGCAAGCACTTGACGATGTTAAAAACATTAACCTTAACAACCTTGAGACAACGGATGATGTTAAAAATCTGATTGATAAGGTAGCAGAAGCGAGTCCTGTGGAAACCGATCTTGCAAGGCGTGGCAAGATTAACAATCAGACCACCGAAGCGTTAGCAGATGATCTGGGAATGTCAGTTGAAGATTTACTGGCAAGACGAGCAGGGGTCGCATTTAACGCAGAAGAGGCGTTAGCGTCTAGGCAAATACTTGTCGCTTCTGGGGAAAATTTAGTGCGGCTTGCTAGAACAGCGGCACAGGGGACTGATGCTGATTTAGTGCTGTTCAGACGAGCAATGGCGCAACACCAAGCAATTCAACTGCAAGTATCTGGTCTGACGGCTGAAGCGGGAAGAGCGTTGCAGTCGTTTAGGATAAAAGCCAAAGGCCAGCAAGAACAATTGAGGGCAATTGACGAGTTGTTGTCAACCTCTGGTGGTTTTGAGCGCTCTAAACAAATGGCGCAAATGATGAGTACCTTTACTGAGCCAGGTCAAGTTGGAAAGTTTATCAAGCAAGCGGGTAACGCAAAATATACCGATATGTTGTACGAGGTCTGGATTAATTCGCTTTTAAGTAATCCAGCAACTCATGCGGTAAACGCTATCAGCAACACGTTAGTCCCGCTGTTATCAACGTCTGAAAGGGTTGTTGCGTCTTGGATGGGTAGTGGAGTTAAAGACAGAGAATCAGCAATGATGCTGATGGGAATGGTCAGGGGAGCGCAAGACGGTATGCGTTTAGCTTGGCAATCATTCAAAACAGGAAGGCCGTCAGACACTTTAGATAAAGTTGAAGTTGATGAACGTGCAGCCATTAGTTCTAAGAATCTAAATAAGACGGGGGCAATAGGTCGATTTGCGGATTATTTTGGGACTGTAGTTCGTTTCCCAGGTAGGCTTTTAACCACTTCAGACGAGTTTTTTAAAGCGGTTGGGTATCGCATGGAGCTAAATGCCCAAGCCTATAGGACTGCTGTTAATGAGGGGTTAGAGGGGGAAGGGCTTGCCAAACGCATTTACGAGTTGGTCGAAAACCCGCCAGAAAATTTGCATCTTGCAGCAGTTGATTTTAAACGCTATCAAACATTTACCAATGAATTAGGTCAAGGCGGTAAAAAAATTGAAGGCCTCCGTAATTATAGTTTGCTTACGCGAACCATAATGCCGTTTGTCAGAACTCCGGTAAACATAATGACGTTTACTGTTGAAAGAACGCCATTAGCAATATTGTCGCAAACGATGAGAGATGAAATTTTTTCTGGCCCTGGTGCAAGGCGTGACTTAGCGTTAGGGAAAATGGCTGTTGGTTCTATGATTATGGCATCTGCGGCTGACCTAGCGTTGCAAGGCGAAATTACAGGTGGTGGCCCAACTGACAAAGCTATGCGAAACATTATGCGCCAAAATGGTTGGCAGCCATATTCAATTAAAATTAACGGAACCTATTATGCGTTTAATAGGTTAGACCCGGTTGGTAGTTTCTTAGGTTTAGCCGCTGATATTGTAGAAATTACAGGTCAACTAGAGGAAGTTGACGCGATGAATCTTGGTACGTCAGCAGTTTTATCGGTTGTGCAAAATCTTGCAAGCAAAACCTATCTAAGCGGAGTGTCTGAGTTTTTTGACGCGATTATTAGTAGCTCTCCTGACGCTGAAGGCAACAACTACAAGCTAGAGAGATATGCAGAGAGGATGTTGAGTACGGTTGTTCCCTCGGTTGTAGGTCAAATAGAAAGAGTGATGAGTCCAGAACTAAGCGCAACTTATGGCGTTATGGATCGAATTAAATCAAGACTACCTGGCTACAGCAAAGATTTAAAACCAAGACGCAATGTGTTTGGTGAGGTTGTGGTGTTAGAAGGCGGTTTAGGCCCAGACATAATGAGTCCAATTTACACCTCAACGCAAAAATATGACCCAGTTGTTGAAGCACTTGTTGAGAATTCAATTCCCATCAGGATGCCTCGCGAAAGATTAGGCGGGACGAAATTAACACCAGATCAGTATGATCGTTATGTTTTGCTGCAAGCGGGAGAAGGCAGAGATGTTTCGCTAAACGAAGCATTAAAAAAAGCCATTAAAACACGCTCATTCCGAAATGCACTGCCAGGGCCAGATGGTAGGCGCAATCAAATAATAATGAATAAGGTGGCAGATTATAGGCAATACGCCCGCAGAAAACTTCAAACTGAATTTCCAGAATTAAAGCAAGCGTTGAAATTTGAAAGACAGAGATCGCAAAGATAAATCTTTTTGATATAATGAAAATAATCGTATGAGGTTATTATGACGATAAGCCAAACGACAACTAGGAAAGACTACATTGCGTCTGCGGGTCAGGACGAGTTTGCTTATGATTGGAAGATCATAGTAGCGACTGATATTGCGGTGGTAAAAAACAATGTACTTTTATCCGCAAGCGATTATTCTGTTTCTAATGTTGGCGTTGTAACCGGGGGTAACGTAACCCTTAACTCGGCAGCTTCGGCTAACGATAAAGTTTCTTTGTTTCTCAATATGCCGATCACCCGGACAACTGACTATACGAACAGCGGCACGTTCCTGGCAACAACGGTTAACGATGACTTTGACAAAGTGTATTCGGCTGCTGTTCAAAACTCTAACACCCGGTTTGTCAAACTTCAAAACCTAGACCAACCGTTGTTGTCGAGTGGTGCTGCCCAAGCGATTGATATGTCACTCCCGTTAGGGGATGCGAGGAAGGGCAAGTTATTAGGTTTTAATTTAACAACGGCTAACCCAGAAGCAGTTGCGTATTCTGGGGCAAACAGTACGTTTACAGTTTTAACCATTGATACATTTACAGGTAATGGTTCAACCACAGCGTTTACGTTAACTGACACGATTACGGCTAAAGAGTTTTTGCAAATTGCAATTGATGGCGTAATGCAAGCGGTAGCAACTTACTCTGTATCTGGAACAACGTTAACATTTACTGAAGCACCACCCTTAAATTCTGGTATTGAAGTTAGAAAGTTTATTGGTAACGTCACAACACTAGAAGGTATATCAGGCGTTACGGCTGGGACAAACCTTAATGGTGGTGGTACGTCAGGGAATGTAACAGTTAATGTAGATACAGCTCCTAGTTTCACTCAGGTAGACATTACGGCTCAAGGTGACCTAAGACTCCAAGATTCATCGGGAGGACAGTACGCAGCATTACAGGCCGCTGCAACGACTACATCTTATACATTGACGCTACCAGCAGCAGTTGGCTCAAGTGGTCAGGTCTTACAAACTACGGATGGGGCTGGGACGCTTGGATTTGCTACCGTAGGTGGTGCATATAACGAATGGGCTGTTAAAACCACAACCTATCAATTAGTTCATAAAGACCAGATTATCTGCAATCACGCAAGCACACCTTTTACGGTTACGTTACCAACAGCCAATGTTGCTGGCGGTAATGTTGGCAATACAGTGATTATCAAAAATGTTGGAGCAGCTACAGTAACAATTGCAAGAAATTCTAGCCCAATAGATTCGGTAGCAGCAGATGGAACATTGCCGTCTGGTAATGCAGTCCAGCTTGTTTATACGGACGATAGTATCGGTTGGGCAACTCTCTGAGGATTAGACAATGGCAATTTTAGGCAACAACACAGCAGGGCGAGCATTACCAAATATTGGTTTTTTTGGTACACAGTCATGGACGCCAGCATATTCAATGCAAGCCTATGTGTATGTTATTGGCGCTGGTGGGTCAGGCGCTGCTACTCAACACGCCAGCGGAAACAGGTCAACAGGCGGTGGGGCTGGTGGATGCGCTGTTAGCTTATTAACGCTTTTGTCAACAATAACTTATACGATAACGATAGGGGCTGGCGGTGCTAAAAAAACATCAACACTGGCTGGTTCGTCTGGTGGCTTATCGTCGCTTGTTGGTTCAAATATCACCACAATGATTGGCAATGGCGGTGCTGGAGGTGTTCAAACGGTTGCTACAGCGGCAACAGGTGCGGCTGGTGGAACTGCAACAGGAGGCACGATTTGCAATAACACTGGTGGTGCTGGAGGTGATTGTGCTAGTGCAAATTATTGTGTCTCAGGCGGGGGAGCCGTTGGCTTATGGGCTACAGGCAACAAGGGAGGTGCTGGCGTATCATCGGGCTATACAAGTGCGCATGGTGGAATGTTTAACTACGAGGTCGGCATATTAGCCTCTGGAACAGATTATACAAATAGTCCTCAAAGTGGTATAGCTGCAAAAGCAACAATGGCGCCTTTTGACATTATTTCTAATTATGGTGAATACACTATTCAAAGCTCTACAATAAGTTATCGAAATGCACAACTTCAGTCAGGCGCATTTAGTTCAGCATATCCAATGTCTGTTGGCACTGCGTATGGGCAAGTACCAGCAAGCCCTTTTAATGGTGGGGCAAGTTTTAATTCACCGGGGAGCCAGCCATCAAACGCGTCTGGAGGAGGCATTGGAGGTGGTGGTGGAGCAAGTTATGGGTCAACAGTGATATCAGGAGCTGGTGGTGATGGAGCAGTTCTTATCTTTCCAGTAGATATGGTGTAAATCATGGCAATATACAAAATTACATACAAAGATGGCACAACTAATCAAATAGTTGCTGCTGAAGAGTTTTGCAAAGAGATAACTAAAGATGGTGGTTCATACGAACTAATTACAGAGCCACCTTTAACAGATGGTCAGATTAAATTTTACGCAACAGAGTGGCGCAATAATGAATTACTTGAAACAGATGTTGTTAGTCAGACATCTGATTATGGAAAGTTTAGAGGCGCAACCAGAGATGAAGTAATGACTTATCGAACTGCTTTAAGAGCATGGACAGAAACCGCTGATTTTCCAGACAAGAAACCAACCTTGGGAAGCTAAGTCATGGCACTAACAAAAGCACATTCTAGGATATTGTTTGGCGTACAGCCTGTTAACAATGTTAAGGATTATGGAGCCAAAGGGGATGGAACCACCGATGATTCGGCTGCGATTCAGTCAGCATTAGATTTAGCGGGTACGGTTTATCTTCCAGCAGGGACTTACCGAATCGATACTAGTTTGAGAATTAAATCATCTACCCGATTTGTAGGCGATGGTGTTGAAGCATCCATTTTAAAAGAAGGTGGTGATGACGCAGCAGTAACACTAACTACATTGAATACCTCTATCCTGATTAACCAAGCCTATCAAGATAATGCAGCCTCCGGCAATGATTCTATGATAGTAGAGAATATTGCGTTTCATGGTAAGCGCAGCACAGCCGTAGCAGATGGCGCAGTAACGTCCACCAACAAAGGCATTGGTGGTATCTATTTTAAATATGCCAGTCGAAGTCAGATAAAGAATTGTTACTTCAAAGACGGTTGGTCTGGGTTTGTATTTGATGGAACGCGAACAGGTTTTACTAATCTTGAACAAAACAGAATTGAGAATTGCACTGTATTTAACGCAGACAGTTGGAATGCTAACGGTAACACTGGCACACCCAGAGGAATGTCAATAGCGTGTGACTACACGATGTTAACGGATAATGCAGTTAATGCTAGTGCGACAGGCTATTACATTGGTGCTTCTAATGTCATTCTTGATGGATGTGAAGCGCACGATTGGAATTACGATAACGGGTTTTACTGTCTTGCACCGCAAATTAAAATCACCAATTGCACAGCCAATGGAAATTCATTCGGTAATGGTTTTACGTTTGCCTATAACACTGGTGCGCTAGTTACGAACTGCGAAGCTCTAAACTGTAGCAACATGGGTTTTAGGTTACACGCCCCACAACGAAATTCATCACTAGCAAATTGTAAGGCGATTAACTGTGGCTATGGGTTACGCGCAGAAAATACAGTAAGTTGGACTAGGGCAGCAGCTAATGTTACGGCAGCGGATGAAACAATAAATGTTGCGCCATCTGGCACAGCTAATGTTACGGTGCGAATGGTAACAGTTGACTTAGGCGAAGCCGTAAGCGGCACGTTATTTACTGCGGACGGCTGGATTAATATTGATGGTGCATCAGCCGCAGGATTCAACGGTTCATTCCCAATTTATTCTCTTAGCGGAAACAACATCAAGTTTATTTCTGAGGATGCACCTGTAGGTAACTCAGGTGGTACGCCAGTCGTTAGATACTGCTTACACGATATTAATGTTAATAATTTCTTAACTGATACTAATGAAATTGATGCGGTTGAGCTTCACAGAACTGGCAATATTATTCTAAACAATCTTACTGTCAAACAAGCTAAGAGTTATGGGGTAGAAATATTTGATAGCCGTTCAATCACTGTTGCCAATTGTATGTTTTATGAAACCTATCAGGCTGGCGTGTACGCACAGGATTCTGTCGGAGTAATAATCGACAATATTAAAACATACGACACAAAAGGTTCGGGTGATACATCATCTAATCGAGGTGTCATTTCTTTTTACCAAGTGCAAGGTTTAACAATAACCAACGTAGTCGGTAGCAGTTACAAAGACTATTGGATAGCGCAGAGTGCTACCGCAGAGACCTATGCATCAACAGGCATAGTTAAAGATAACTATCGAACTGACAATATCACGCAATTGGACTTTACTTTATTCCCAATATTCTATGAAGGTTCTGGGGCTGGTACGCCAGAATCAGCCGTAGTTGCTGGTATTGGTAGCGTATGGCACAGGAATAACGGTGGGTCTAATACTTGTTTGTACATAAAAGAAAGTGGAGCATCTAACACAGGATGGGTGGCTAAATAATGGACATTAAAGTTTTAACAAATGTACTTCCGATTGCAACGGTAGCAGCAGCAACAATCTTTAGTTATGCAACTCTTAGTGCTACTGCGTCTTCCAACACAGATGACATTGAACGGAACCATGAAACTCTTGAAAAGCATGAAGAAAAAATAGACAACTTGGAAGATGAAGTTATTCGTCTTGCAAGCAAGACTGAGCGAATTGAAGAGGTTACGCAAGAAACAAAAGACGATGTGAAAGAAGTGTTATTAATTTTGAGAAGAGAGGCCACACAATGAGTAATCCATTTGAAGGCGTAGGAGCCAGTTTAAACGGTGCTGTAAGCACATGGGTATCCGTTACCCCTAGTGATGGCAGCGATAACGTAGGAACGGGAAATACAGCGATTGGGCTGTATATTGGTACGGCTGGAAACATTGTTGTTATTACTAAAAACGGTGACACAATCACTGTACCTGTTCCTGATAATTTTTATTTTATCTGCGGTGTGACAAGGGTTAAGTCTACGTCTACAACTGCATCTAACATTTTTGCTTTAATCGCATGACGCTCGCCCACTTTAACGCATCAATCTTTTCGTCTATCCCTAGAGGTGGGGGTGTTAGTGGGCTTGTAGTTGATATTTTGGTTATTGCTGGAGGCGCATCAGGTGGCCCAACCAGAGGGGCTGGCGGTGGTGCTGGCGGTTTTATAAATAACGCAGGAGTTGTATTGCAATCAGGAACAGCATTCACAGTTACGATTGGGGCTGGAGGTGCAGCAGAAACGGATTACAACGGTGAAGGTAATGATGGTTCAAATTCTGTTTTGTCAGGAACAGGGCTAACTACTCTTACAGCGATTGGCGGTGGCGGTGGCGGTAATGCTTTGGGAACTACGGCTGGTCGAGATGGTGGTTCTGGAGGCGGTGCTGCAAGAGGAGGAGATGGTGGAACAGGCACTTCGGGGCAAGGAAATGATGGTGGAACAGGTGTGCAAGATAGCTACCAAGATGGAAACGGTGGCGGCGGCGGTGCTGACGCTGATTATGGTGTTGGAAATAATGGTAGTGCTTATTCAAACTCGGCCTTTGGAGGAAATGGAGGTGCAGCAAAACAGCCTAATTGGGGGAATGTAAATTTAATTGTCGGCGGTGGATTCGTTTACGCTGGAGGAGGAGGTGGTGGCGCATATAAAGGGTCATCTGCTTCTGGAACCGCATCACGTGGTCTCGGCGGTGGTGGTGGTGCGGGGCATGGCGGTTATTATAATTATAACAAAGTTGTTTACGGCGGCACAGCCGTATATGCCCCAACAGCAGGAACAGCAAATACAGGAAGCGGTGGTGGTGGCGGCGGCGGTGGCACATATGGCGGTGTTAATTCCCTAGTGTCAGGAGCAGGGGCCAGTGGTTTTATAGCACTAAGATATTCTGGCGCACAAACAGCATCAGGCGGCGATAACATCGTTTCGGATGGGGGCTATACCTATCATGCGTTTTACTCAAGTGGCACATTTACAACGGCATAAATATGGCACATTTTGCAAAAGTTAAAAGCAGAAAAGTCCTTCAAGTTATTGTTGCGGAACAAAACTTTATTGATTCTTTATTAAAAGAAACAGGCGTGAAATGGGTGCAAACATCTTATAACACTCGCGGCAATGTTCACTATGGTTGGAAGGACGTTACAGTTACAGAAGAAGATGGCACATCATTTACTGACAAACAGCCTTATGCGGATGGTGGCGTGGCTTTGCGAAAAAACTACGCTGGCATCGGATATACCTACGACACCGGGCGAGATGCTTTTTATGCGCCAAAACCCTATGCAAGCTGGACGCTAAACGAAGACACTTGTATCTGGGAACCACCTACCCCCATGCCTGATGATGGTGAAAGTTACGTTTGGGATGAATCAAAGAAAGAATGGATAGAAATAGAGTGAATGGAGATTATCGTTTTTGCTTTGATTGTGCAGCTAACCCCGGCTGATGAAGAACGGGTGGCTGGCTATTGGTTAAATCAAAAACAATGCGTTCACATAGCAAGAATCTTAACTAAAAGAGAAGAAAACTATAAACCAGCATTAGCGTTTTGCAAGCCAGCCTTTGTTGATCCAAGTAAGTCGGAGGTCAAAGGTTATGCCCCGGACAAAAACACAGCGAGAGGCTAACCATGTTGCAGCATTTGATTGCCCCGGTCGCTAACCTGGCTGGTTCCTGGTTAAAAAATAAAGCCGAAGAAAAGCAAGCAGTTCACCAGGCTAAATTAGAAGTCATCAAAAACAATGCGGATTGGGAAAGCAAGATGGCAGATGCTTCTGCAAATTCGTGGAAGGATGAGTTCTGGACAATTGTGTTAGCTGTTCCAATTTTTATGATCGGGTACGCCATTGCAGCTAATGATGTGACAGTGATTGACCGGGTAGACAAAGCGTTTAAGGCATTGGAGAACTTGCCTCAGTGGTATCAATATCTTTTATTCATCGCTATCTCAAGCAGCTTTGGAATTCGTGGTGTGTCCAAAATTATGAGTTTGAAGAAATGAAAACATCAGGCGAGGGCATAGAGTTAATTAAATTTTATGAAGGATGCGAACTTGAAAGTTATCAATGCAGTGCAGATGTGTGGACGATTGGTTATGGCAAAACTAGCGGAGTTCAAGAGGGAGATACTTGCACTCAAGAGCAAGCTGAAGAATACCTGGCAGACGATTTGTTTAAGTTTGAAAAAACAATTCACAAATTGGTCAATGTTCCTCTCAGACAAAACGAGTTCGATGCACTCGTTAGCTGGACGTACAATCTTGGTGGAACTAACTTACGGGAATCTACTTTGCTTATTCGGATTAATGATAATACTCCTAGCAGCCGCAACGATATTCCTTATCAGATAAAACGCTGGAACCGGGCTGGTGGTGAAGTGCTTGATGGCCTGGTTAAGCGCAGGGAAGCAGAGGCAAAGATGTGGTTAGGCGAAGAATGGCGGCACTGGTTACAAAATTAATACTGTCTAAACACTGTCTAGAATCGTTATTCTTTCGCTAAAAATTCTCTAACCTATTGATTAATATACATTTAAAGTGGGGTGGACGACGGGGATTGAACCCGTCCCTTTGCTCCCCACTGTTGGTCACTGTCGGTCTAACCTATTGTTTTCACGCAAGTTAATTTATTTCAACCGACACTCGACTACATTCGTCTGCAATATCACTGTCTAAAACACTGTCTAAACTACCGACATATTATAACCCCAAGTTAAGAGTTTAAAAGTAACAAAGTTACTTGGGGTATTTTACAGCCGTTTATGTTCAGTGCTTTTTAAAGGTTCAAATCGACTCAAATCTTGATTGGCTGTGTATTCCTCAATCCATTCAGAATAAGTATTAAGAAACACTGCGGTGGAATGTCCCATTTGTTTAGCGGCATCTGGCGGCAGTATGCCTTTGCTTAATAGCTCTGCTGCTCTGGTGTGTCGGCAACAATAGGGAACCCGGTATCGTATTTGTTTTTTCTTGTGAGCCTTTTGCCAAGCCTTGTTGAATTTCTTTGAGGATTTGTGAAACGTGCCTATTTCATTGACAAACAAATAAGGCGAGTCTATTCGAGGCGGCATTTGCTTTATTGCTTTTCTTACCCAGTGCGGGACGTAAACCTTGCGCCTATGCCCGGTCTTTGTGCTGTTGACTTCTTTTCGTCTTACAATCTGCTGGTGGATGTGCCAAGTTTCACCATTAAAATCATTTCTGAGCAAGCCCAGTGCTTCTCCAGGTCGCAAGCCCATGCCAAAAAGGATTGCAAAATACGCGAAAACTTCGCCTGATAAACCATTCAAAATCTTATCGCGTTCTTCCGGGGAGTACCGATCAATTGTTTTCTTTTGTTTCTTTGATGCTTTAATTGAGGAAGCAGGGTTGGGCGAAAGCTCGGCATAATCAAGTATGCCTCTGAGCGGCCCAAGAATGTTATCTCTCGTCTTTGGTGACACGTTAGCATTTGACAACACAAGTTTAATTTCTCGCTTTGAGATGGACGCACAGGGACGATTGTTAAAAACTGGGAGCCAGTATTTTTCAATTATGTTTTTATACCCTTGAAGGGTTGAGAACTTTCCAACGTGCGTGTCAAGGTACTCTTGAGCAATAATGTAAAATGGTTGAAATTCGGAGGGGTCAGTTTCTTCTACGGCTAAACCTAATTTGAATTTTAGGGCAATCTCATCGCGCAGTTTTTTTACGCGCCTGACTTCAGATGCATCCTCTGGGTTGCAAGCGATAGTTTCCGAATAGATGGTTTTGCCTTTTTGGAAGATTCTGATTCGCAGTCCTTTGCCTTGACGGTCAATTCCTGGTGGGAGTTTTGAAGCCATGCGTTAACCTCAGAAATATTTATCATTGTTGTTCTGCCGATTACATAATAATGCTGGCCTTTTGTCCAATGCCTCTGCATCCACCCGTTAATCTTAGACTCTTTTACCCCGGTGTCTTGGGAGTATTTCCACTTCTCAACAATCATTGTTCATCTCATCCTCATTGCTCTGGTTTGTAACCTGTTCTAACTCTTCGGCAGACAATTTGTAATCCTCAATCCATTCAGGGGTTTTCTTTTCTTGGACGGGCTTTTGTTTTTCGATAGTTGTTTCAGTCACTTCTCTCATTTGTTATTCGTCCTTCATTTTTTTGACATTAAAAAACCCTTCATATTCCGGGTTCAAAGCCATAAACAATCTAGCGTAATAGGCAATGAAGTCATTGCTAATTTTGAACTCGCCACCAGTTGTTTCGACTTCAGTATCCCATCTCAATCTATTAATGATTAACCAGGCACTTAGCTTCTGCTTGCCGCGACTGATTGCATAGAGCGAATATTCTTCAAACGCTTGGTAGATGTGGGGGTTTTGCTTATGCCATTGCCACCATTTTCGTTTAAGCTGAACGCTAGAAAGGGATGTCATCTGGCAACCCCTCGTCAGCCTTATACAGTTCCCCATTCAGAGGCTCTTTAGCATCCTTTTTAGCGTGGTTCTGGGGACGCGAATGGTTTTGCTTGGGTTCGCAAAACTCAAAGCGGAAGGCGATTATTTCAGTGCGAGAACGGTTTTCGCCACTTTGTTTATCTTGCCACTTGGAGGTCTGAAGTTTTCCCTCCAACAGAATCTTCATGCCTTTATCAAGAAACTGATTAGCCAACTGAGCCTGCTTTTCAAATGCCTTGATGTTGTGCCATTCAGTTAGCTCATTGCCTTCGGCATCTTTTCCACCTTTTGTCGCTAAAGAAAACGCTGCAACTTCCCTGCCGTTGGCCGTTTGATGCAACACTGGGGCTTGCCCCAGGTTGCCCATCAAAATTACTTTATTCATGCTGCGTCCTCCTCACGAGCCGATTGGCGGTATTCCATTGATCTGATGATCTCCAGTTCTTCTCGCGTGAAAAAACCACCCTTTGACGGAGCGCGATGAAGATTGAACATTGCTTCCTCTGGAAGAGAATCCCAGATGCCGCAAGCACCAAAGTAGTCTGGCATTGAGCCATCAGGTGGGTTGATTAATTGTCTAATTTCAAAACATTCCTCTGAGTACGCTTTCACCCAATCCATAGAACACTTGAAGTTGGGTTTCGCCCAAGCGG